ATTCCTACAAGTGCAGCGACTACTGGAGAAATTCAGAACTTCGGCATCATGACAAGTAATGCAGCTGGAACCGCTGGTGACCTAGCTGGAACGATCGATTCCTCAGGAACAATGGCACTGACGGCTGGAGGAGCTGGAACATCTGCAATCGGACAGTTCTCTAGTGAACTCATCATCAAGTAAGGAGAATCTTTGTGATGACCCTTTTTGGAAAGACGATCTTCTGGTCTGCCCTAAGTGTGGCGGGTGCATTTGTCACACTTGCTCCTGCCCAGGCGGTCCCCGTGGTTCCAAACTTCCAGCAGGGCCAGATGACGACTCACACAGAGACAACATCTGAGGTGGTTGAGGTGATTAATTCCATGGACTACAACACTGGATATACATATAGTGTAAGTGGTCATGGAGTTAAACCTTCTGGTGGCAACATTGCACCATCTGGAACAGAACAGCAGAGCGTAAGAGCTCCTGCATCAACAACCAATAGTAATGGTATTTCTTCGACATGGACAGGATTGAATATGGGAACGAGACCAACATGGTCTCAAAGCACTCCTGGGGGAAGTTTCTCGTTCGTAGAATCTTACATGGCTCCAGGTCTCTCGAATCATACAATTATCGAGAGAACAACAACAATTCAAAGCGTAACAGACACCACAAGTATCTTTACCCAATAAAAGCATTATGCCTATCTGCCCTGAGTGTAATTGTAACTGCCCCTGTAAATGCGGAGACTGTAGGGGGTGTGAGTGCAACCGCAGCTCCAGTCGCGAATAGCTCAGGCTCAGTGACCAACCAAGCTATTCAGGTATTGCAAGGTCCTTATATCACTAACACATATGGAGATGGCATTAGTTGTCAAGGTCCCACACTCAACGTAACACCATATGTGACACGAAGCTATAGTTGGCAATTTCCATATGAAAGTCACTATGGAGATCCAGTATACAATATGTTGGATCTAGAAGGTGATTTCGATGATGATGGAAACGCAATTCCAGACGGGATTCCTGATAATCCAGGGGACATTCTCTACTACAGAAATATAAGAACTGGACAAAAAGATAATTACAACTGGAATGCAGGTTTTTCTGCTACTATCTCTTGGCCATTAGATCGTAAAATGCAGCGACTCTGTAAAGAGGCAGCACAAAATCATAACGACTTGCGTGGTCAAATTCTTGCTAACCGTAGATTAGAGTTTGAGCTTACAAGATTAACCAAGTGTGGAGAAATGGCACAGAAAGGAATCTCCTTCGCTACATGGAGTCCATACTATCGTCTATGTAAAGATATTGTAGTGCAAAATAAAAATGCTATTGCACCACATGTTCATGCAATTCCCCGAAAGGTTTCTACAAAAGCAGAGGACTTAGGTCCTCCTATAGAAAAGAAATAATTACTTCTTCTTTTTGGGTTGCTTGAGTTCAGGCAACCCTTTCTTTTCTCTATACTTATTGGCACGAATTTCACTCTGAGATAACTTAGGAGGTTCTTTTCCGAGTGCCTTCTTGATCTTTTTAATTATTTGTTTAACGATTGGTTTAACAATCTTCAGTAAGAAAGGTGTTGCAGTTGCTGCAGCAGTTGCGATGACAGTGATACCTGCTGTAGTTGTAACCTGTCCTACTGATGGGATTGCTTTAATAATTTGATCAGGTATTTTAAGATCTTCTTTGATTGCAACACACTGCTTTTCAATCAATTTATACTCTACAATCTTTTTCTTACCAGCATCAGTTAACGTGCCAACAGGTGCTTCAATCTTCTGCACTTTTGTAGGGCACTCAGTTTTTTTATCTGTTTTGGGAACCTCTGGTGTTTTAGTCTCTGGAGGTTTAGGTGGTGCAACCTTTGGAGGTTCTACTTTTTTTGGAGGAAACTTTAATTTATCTTTGTTGTAATCAATAGGATTAAACGATGGCACACCAGAATCGCAGAAGACCTTCACACCTCTAGGGTCATCGATCTTCAGCGACTCTTTGTTTCGTTCATGTGCTTCAACACACCCAGGTATATTAATGATAGGAACACCAATACCCTGAGTGACTGGGGGATTAGGAGGAATGACCGTAGGTGCTTCCTTCAACCATTCTGGAGTGTATACCCTAGGGATCTGCTGAACGCCGATCTCCCTACGAGGTATATCAATCTTTGGTATCTCCATCCTCACAGTCCTCACTTAATTCACTAGCAATTTCACCGCCAACCTCAGCACCTTTATCGGATCCGAAGATAGCAACCAGACCGCCTAGAACGGGTCCTACGAAGGGTATGCCTGTGACATAACCAGCAGCTGCTGCACCCATGCTAGCGCCGACTACACGTCCTGTTTGTTCGCCACCGCCCGTTGCCTTGATACACGCGACGTTGGCGGCACTCATCTTTCCCTCGGAATTCTTCCCCAGGTGCCTAGCACCATCCATGGTATATTCTTCTTTGAAGGTTACAATAGATTTACCACCAATACCGAAGAATCCATTCTTCTTATCGACAAACTTTTCAACCTCCAGGGTTTTAGGATCGTTACCTTTGTAATCGATCTCATATCCATTAGGTCCAACCTTTGCAGTGTAAGATGAATATTCTCCTACAGGAGGATTGATAGTAGGGAGTGTGTTACGACTGGCGATCATTCCAATCATGCCAATATGCCCGATACCAAGAATGGCACCAAGCCCACCTGCAAACCAGTGTAAGGGTTTCATTTTCCTGGTAGTTTAACGGGAACAGGCAGACTTGTCGCCTCAGGCATAGCCTTAGGAACTGCACTATCTAACATGCCAGGAAGTGCCCCTGTAAGCGCCTCTGTTGCCGCTGCAGTGATCTTCTCCTTGGCGGATTCGATCAGTGCATCTCTTTGAAAATAAACATAAGTCCCACCACCCACGATGCCTGCGACACCAGCGAATGATAGGACTGCTAATACGTTAATAATTTTCTGCATGGTATTACATTTTGTAAGTGTCATCTGTAGTGATCTTAAGCGGTGCTTGTTCAACTTTAATAGTTTGAACAGGACCACTAGACTTTGCAGCCTCGATCAGTTTCTCTAAATCCGCTTTAGTGATACCACCAGCAGCGGCAGCACCGTTAGCACCATTCATTTTCATGGTGCCATCGCCAGATTTCTTTGCTGTCTGAACCCCGAACGTAGCTAAAACCCCAGTGAACACGGAGGCTATGAAGGTCGGATCGAGATCTTGTTCAGGAAACTGAAGTGCTTTAGGAAGATCTACATATGCCAAGGTCAAGATGCCACCAGACCATACCAAAATTCCTAACCTTACAAACGTAGATAATATCGCTAGTTGCTCTTCCTTATCTTCAGATGCCTCTTTGAGTTTACCGAAAATACCCTTCTTTTTGGGTTCTTCTTGTTTTACTTCTTCTGGCATTTATAAAAAGCGTGGCAGCTCTATTTAGGATTCTGCAACTTGACGTTTCTTACCGATGTTATACTTAGACTCAAGAGTCCACTCAGACTTTTCTTTGTATGCAATAACTTTGATTTGACTCAATGGAGCAGCATCTTTAACTGCATCTTCTTTAACAATCTCTACCAGTCCCCAATCAGACAGCAACTTAATAATACGGTTGCGTCTCTGAACATCATTCTCGGACAGGTTTGCCTTCTTGCCATCAAGTGCAAATAATTCTTTGAAGTGAACAATATAATACTGTCCCTTCTTATGAAGGATATGGCATGATTGATATAACTTCTTTTCCTTTCTAGAAGCTACACCGATACGGGTAAGAGTTTCACGCACCTTTAGAAAGTCATCTGGTTCTTTCAGATTAACTTCCACCATATCACTTTTATTCCACTGAACTTCTTTAAGTTCCGTCATCTGTTCTTACCTCCTCGGTTCAATTTATCCTTAATGTAATCTAACTGTGTAGGAGATAAAATCCTCAATGCTTGCAATGCTTTCTCGGTTGAGTAACCGTAGTATTGCTTGACATACTCTAGATCTTTCACCTTTTGTTTTTTGCCCCATGGAGAAAATCTCTTACGGGACCTGACGGTATTTATAAAGAAATCATATTGCAATTTCTTGTCTAGGTGAGGATGCATATTCATTTCATTAGCAAGCATCACAGTATCCATGTGATATGCAAGACACTTGTTAATTACATAAGGAGGATAGTTCTTTTCCCAACCAGGATCCTCATCCTCCATCAAGTTTTTCTTTGTTAGATTAATAGTGTTTAGATAATCCTTTAGAGGATACCTTTCATCATACGACATAATTTAGGAGAAGAAGTTCTTTACGAGATTGTTGTTCTTGCATGTATTCACCGACACTTCGCATGGTGTAGGTATGATCATACTCATAGGGTTTCCAATCGATAAAGCGAGACTTAATCAAATTGGAAGAGTTATAGGAGACCATCTGATCACATTGTGCTTTATCACAATCGTAAAAGAATTTATCGTGATCGAATCCTCTATGCATGTTACCCATCTTACCATAGAGATTTGTCTTGATATCGTATGGGGGATCTAGATATACAAAAATATCTTTCTCGTCAGTCAAAAGTTGCTCATACGGCAGGTTAGTAATTTGCCATTTTTTAATGAGTTGTCCATAGTAGGGGAGTTTCTCAATTCCTCGCATACTAAAGTTGTTGTCTGACGCCTGCTTGCTGAACGAGGAGGACTCAGAGAGACCAGAAAAAGAGCACTTGTTAACAATATAGAAACTGACAGCACGAGCCGTAGGGTCAGTCCTTCGGGGGTCTTGTCCAAGATACTCTTTGGATTCCAGAAAGAGAACTTTCGCTGAACTGGGGTCAGGGTGCCTTTGTTTAAGTTGGACAAGTTGGTTCTTAATTTCATTGCCATTCAACTGGAGTTGCTTCCAGAACGTATAGAGCGGTTCATACAGATCATTCACCCAAATAGTTAGGTGAGGATACATCTGTGAGATATACAATGCTACAGAACCACCACCAATGAAGGGTTCTCTAAACTCTTTGTAGTCAGAAAAAAGTGGAAAGAACTGTGCCATCTTTTTGACAGCACGGGACTTTCCACCAGGATAACGAAGGGGGGTTTTCAAAGAGGTCATACAATCAGTTTCTTAGTCGGAGTGGTAATGACGCTGGTGCGATTAAACATCTTATTATACTGTTCTTCAAGGTTTGGTGCAAGTTTTACAACAAACATTACAAACGATTTAGGAATGGTGAGTTCTTTCTCATCAGGATCTTGAAGAGGTGCGAAGGGGACAAATCCCAACTGAGTACCATCTGCGTTTGCAGGAACAGCAGTAATAGCATCGCACACAGTGAGACCCTCTGCTGTATCTTCAACTACATCAGCAACAACATTTTCTCCACTGATAAGACGGATGTACTGTACGCTCATTTTTCGTTCTCCATTAATGATGTTAGGGGTGTATCAATAGTGTCTGGTTCAGACTTTTTAGGTTGTTTTTTGTTGGCAGTGTTACCACCAAAGTGTAAAAGAGCGTCGTGAGAATTTTCTCTCGCCGTTCCATAACGAAGGTTTTCCAAATAGTTATGAGTTGGATCACCATCACCATGAAGAATTGAAGTGGTTTGTTCACACTCCAACTTTACAATATCAGGAATTCTAGGTTGTCCTACCATATCTTCAGTAATAACTTGGTTCCAAACTTCAGACAATCTTTCAGGAGGATGTGTCTTGTAGGGTTTCCAAGTATGCATTACAAGGATGTGAATATCAACATCCTTTGACTGTCGCGTAGTAGACCCGTGACGAGTGCGATAATCATAGTCGAAGGTGCCTGCATCAAAATAAATACAAACCCTTTGATGACCTGAATTACTTCCACCCATTCTAGTGTAGGGTTTTAGTTTCCGAAGATGAGTGGGATTATCTGAAATGATATATCCCTTTCCATAACCAGCTCGTTTAAAACAACTGTAAACATCACCAGTAATAGTGACATAGTATCCAGGAATTAAAGTTCGATAAAAAACTGCTGGTCGTGTAGGTATTCCAATATATTTTTCTAAGGTGATAGTATCGATAACCATATTAGTGTATTGGTAGTATTATTTGAATTCACATTCTAGCATCAACTGAGTAAGACAAGCAAGGAGGTTGATTTCCTGATCTACCACA